TACTGCTACATCTTTGTCTGTGAATCTTCTAGGGATCCAATCGTTTGAGGCAGAACGAACTTTAGACCTGTTGTTTTTATCCCACTCAGATCCTGTCCAATACTTGACTCCATCTAATGAAGCCCAGTCAGTTCCATCCCAAACTTTTAACATATTTTATACCCAGCGTAGGGCAGCTACTTCAATGAACGGTTGGCTCAAGATAGCAGTGCCTGCTCCTTCTCTTTTAGCTTGCGGTGTAAACAATGTGGTTCCTGCGTTTATTGTTGTAATAAATGAATTCTTAATTGTTACCTTATGGGTTCCAATTGATTGTGCATAGTCTACAAATGATGCTGCTCTAGTTGTTGAGCCAGATATATCTACGACCATTGTTGATCCTGTAGTTGCATCTGATCCATATGCTGATACTGCTCCATATGTGACTTGTGCTAAAAATGGTTCTGTTGATGTTAAGCTTACGGCTGTTAAATTTACCAAAGCTGAGAATGATCCACCGCTAATTGTCTCTTGTCCGTTATAACCAGTTCTGCTTGTGTTTGGGAATATTGCATCTGTGTCATACCAGATCTGACCAACTTGTGGTGCTACTGGAGCTGAGGCTCCAATCTGGGCAAGTCCTCCGACTTGGCCCCAAGATGAATCTAGCTTACGAACATAGAATGCGCCGTCTGTTGTTACATAGGCTGCGTTTACTTCATTGTCCAATGCGGCTAGTTCTGAAAAGCTTGTTACTTGAACTACTCCATTATTCTGAAGGTCAAGTAGATTGTTTGCTGTAAGGATTTCACCATCAGCAAACGCTTGATATCTTATTGTCATATAAATCTACTCCTTGGAAACAATATATATTTTACACGCCAGGTATCTTTGTCAGCATCAATTTCCATTTGGATACCAATGATGGTCAATTCTTTTGTAAAGCCTAGCGTTTCTGTTTGATATTCAATGGATACTACATCAAGAATATCTATTCCAGCTGCATTGTCTAAGTCGTCCTTAGCGTTCCATTCAATTTCTTTAACAAGTGTAGATGGGTTCTTCCACTTATTAAGAATCTTATTTGCCCATGATTCTAATTCTGAATCACCATTCTTTAAATTAAAGTTTGTATTTACATTTAGGGCGTGTGTGCCATTTTTATTAATTGAGGCATCTGCAGAGTATGGTCCTTTAGGTTTAATATCAACAGCTGTAACTGTTACCCATTCTCCAAAGTCTTCCCCAATAACTTCTTGATCATATCTTGTAGTTTGGTAGCCCCAGCTATTTGTAACTTGGACCTGATTAATAATAGATTGAGTATTAAAGTCTACAGATATATTTTTAAATCCATAGATAACAGCAGCGTCGTCCACATTGCTAAAATTAATAGATGGAGCTGCTGCTGGAATTTCTTCAGAAGCATAGCAATTTAATTCATTGTTTTTATCAAAGAATATAAATCCACCTTCAGTATTTGAGGCAAGTGTTAATGCTTCCCATATAGTCTTATTGTCTTCCCAATATCCATGTGATGTGCTTCCTCCATAGATATTACGGACTAATTGTTTTGGTCCCGCCGCAACTGTTCTGCCACCGTTGGATAGGATCTCATTAATTCTTTCTTCCCAGTCATGGTCTGCAGATGTAGATATGCCAGAAAGCTTAGTCATAGTTCCTTGTAGTTCTCCAACAGGATCCATAATGTCAAAGCTAATTAATGGCTTTTGAGTATCTGATCTGTAATCAATATAGATATTGTCTACACGACCTTGAAATATTAATGTGTTTGATTCGTCTTTTCTAATTAATCTAATCTTAGATCTTGGCTGTAAATATTGATTTTGTGTTGGGTCTAATGCTTGATTGTTTGAGATAACATGCAGGGTTCCAACATTAATAATAGGCAAGGCATAAGCGCCTACATATGTATCTACGCCTCTACGAAGAGACATGGACAATACGCCATTCATAATTGATTGCCACTCATATTGTGAGTCATCATTTAGATCGGCATCAGATGCCAGATATGCTTCAGCTATTCTGTCTGATCCAATAATAAATACGCCATCTATCTTTGTGCGTATTTGTAAGTCTAATTCATCTAATAGGTTCATCGTCTACCATTAACACCTGAGTATTTATCTAGCGCTGCAGAAACAACTCTGCCAAGTTCATATGAATCAGTGCCTAGACCAGCATTAATAGTAACGTTTATATTATTGCCTCTAGCATTTGATGATGGCATATTAGGGAATGCTAATTGTGACTGGAATGGAGTAACAATTGCATTGCTTGCATTTAATGCTGCTTCTCTTGCTAATTTGGCAGACCTATCAATACCAATTGCTAAGCCTTCCATTAAGTCTCCGCCAAGTCCTGCAAACAATAGGGATGGAGACTTACTCTTAAATCTATTTTGAATTGCTGACCATACTGCAGATGCTGCATTTATGGCTGCGGTTACTGGAGCAAATGCAAAGTTTCTAATACCTTGTGCAAGACCTTGCATTAGATCTTCTCCAAGCTGTGCAAATCTTCTTGATGGTGATGCAATCATTGCCCAACTCAATAGGCTTCTCCATAGACCTTCAAAGAATGGTTTGAATATCTTCTCCCATGGATTTCCCCAGTTTCTTAATCCTTGTTCAAATCCTGCCATTAAATCATTTATAAATTTCTTAATTTGATCTGGGATAAATGGGATTGTTAAAAGAACAGCTACTGCTATTTGAACCTTTCTAAATGGATTCAATGTTGACAATACACCTCTTAGTAATCCTAATTCTTTTACTGCTGGTGCTAATGTCTTTAGCCATCCGCCGAATGCTAGTGCAAGTCCACCAATCCATCCAGCAAATTGGAACACCTTTGATATTGCATAAACTCCACCAACTGCTACAACGAGTAGTTTAATTTCTTCGCTTAATTTTCTTGTGCCATCTTCTTGCTTTGGGAAGATTATGTCTAATAATTCTTTTACAACTGGAATTAACTCTGTTCCAATTGTGTCTTTAAGTAGACCCATTTCATAATTTAATTCTTGCCATGGATCAATAAAACCTTGAGCTTCGCCCTTCTTCTTTAAGATAATATCTAGAAGGAACTGTAATCTTTCTGTGGTTGTAGATAATTTGTTAAATTCTTTTTCTTGGTCAGCTGTTAAGTCTATACCTAACTTCTGAACTTCTTGGGCTGTTATCTTGCCATCCTTTAATGTCTTAGCCCATTGTGCAATAACTGTGTCTAGCGGTTTACCTGTAAGCAGTGCCAATACGTTTGAAGCTTCTACAACTGTTGGGACAAACCCATCAAATTGAGAACTAAATGCTGATTTTAAATCTAAGAAGTATTTAGCTATTGCTCCATCGTCTACTTTAAAATCTTGAGATATCTTATTTACTTGTTTGATGATGCCTTCTGCATCTGTGCCATAAGCAGAGGCTAAAGCCTTAAATGTTTTTTCTTCTTCTAATGCGCCTTTGATGGCTTCTTTAAACCAATTAATTCCAATAGATAGACCTATAGCACCAAGGAAGCCTTTGAAAGCTCCTGTGACTTTATTAACTTGTCCATTCAATGTATTCAGTTTAGAATTTACATCGTTGACACCGTTTGTTAAGCCCCTGGTGTTAGCAAGAATATCAATCGTAATTTGATTAGCCACGTTGTGTATTTCTCCTATTGTATGCCCTTATAATGGCATCGTATTCTTCTCTTGTGGACTCCCAGAATATCTGTGGTGTTAATCCTGTAGCGATACAGAAATCACCCATAAGATCTAGGAGCGTTTGGCTTTTGGGACTTCTACAACTGCTGCCTTTTGCATTTCTTCAATAGTCCAATTCTGTGCTTGTTCCCAAGTCAACTCTGGATTATTCTTCTTTGCTGAGACATAAGCGATTGCTGTTGAGAGCATAGCTTTTGGAGATTCATCCCATAGATCCATTGACATTCCTGTTAATGATTCTATTTCTGCCAAGTCCTTCATTGTTAAATTGTTTGTATTCATTTTGCCTCTTTTCTAGTTATAACTAATATATTTACGTTTAAGGCTTTCTAGGTTTGCCTCAAACTGATCAATAACATAACCTATGTTATCCCATGCTGCCCTACGTAAATAGGGTTGTGCTTCTATATTTCTTTCAGGCCATCCATATTCTATAACTCCAGCGTATGGAACTCTTGCTCCACCCGCTTTAATTTGAACACGAGATACTGCTCTGTTTGCTCTAATTGTGCTGGCTAGAGCTCCAGTCTTTTTTGGTGAAGTGGCAACAGCTGTTGATGCGACCTTTGATCCAATTGCTGCGTTAGCTTCTTTTAGATCATCAGCGGCACCCTCATACTGTTTTAAACTTCTTGAAACTTCGTTCAAGCCTTTAACTTTTACAGTAAAGTTTGCCATTGCCACTCCCTCAAATTAAGCTTCTACTCTTGTTGGAGCAGCATCTAATACGAACGCAATGTCGTATGTGAAATACTCTCCTGCAGCGCCACCAATTGCTGGTAGAACTTCTGCATATCCTGTTGCTGTGAAATGTGGTTGTGATGCTGTAGCAGTAGCATTGCCGTGTGGGGCATATGTTATTGAAACAGTCTTTCCTGGATTGTCCCAGAGATAGCTGTGAAAGCTAGCTGCTGCGAAATCTTGAAAACCTACAACCTGGCAACGAAACTCAAGAGACTCTTCATATGCTCCAAAGCTTCTTTCTCCAAGCTCTGAGTTCATATTTACATTTGAAACGCCACCAGAATATTCTGTGCCGTCTACTTCAAATACGATGGTCTTACCACGTAGTCTTGACATATTAGTTTCCTCCTTGCATGTCTATTGAAATGTTTAAAAATGTTGTCAAATAACTTGCGTTATTTGCTTCTGTTATGAATGGTTTGTCAACAGTCAAAGTATGACAATCTGTGTGTTCCCAAAGTATAGGCAACAAGTCATCAATGTAATCATCAAGTGTTGTTGTCTCTTTATCATTTGAACCAAACGGAACCATCAATCTAATTTTCCAATTAGAGTTATGAAATACACCGTATGCATCTTCCCTGGTAGAAATAAAATTAATATCAGGTTCTAGCATTGCACATGGTGGAACTGGTCTTTCTGGTAAATATGTATATACTTTTGTAACTCCGCCCAATATTAGGGCAGATGCGATTGTGTCCTTTACGTCCTGTATCATCCAAACCTCTTCATGTAACGATTTAGCAGAGGATATACTCCGATAAGTGGATCTCTTGCAATTCTGATGGGTGAACCATCATAAGATGCATATTGAGAAATACCCATCGGAGCATTCCTGCGATGATAGAGTTCAGATCCAACCTCCATGTAGGCACGTCTTAGGACCTGCGGTGGAATGTTGGCAGACTGAATGTAGGATGCTACAAGGTCTTTACCAATATCCCAGCAATCCTCAACGTATTGATCATCTTGTTCAGATGAGCCTACATAAGCTTTAAGATCTTCCCAATTCATTGTAATCTCCTAATTAATCGTTTGGATTTGCAACCTTAACAAGAGCTTTTGGATCCTGGCAAGCAACTGCTAGGTATCCGTATACGCTGAACTTGTTAGTTAGGTTGGTAATATCTTCGTCGTTTAGACGGAATGGTGCACCTGCTGATTCGTAGCTAGTTACAGCTGCGCTGTTACCAACATACATTGAACCTGCTGCAAGAGATGGGTCAACAACAACTGGTAGGCCCAAGATGTTAGCTGTTAGGCCAACTGGGTTGATTGAACCAAATGTGTTAACTGTTGCTCCTGTGTTTGAAAGGATTGGACGGTCTGCACCATCAACAAGCTTTGCAAGGGACTTAAATACATCAGATGATGCAAGGATAAACTGCAATGGAAGACCAGTGTCATCGTTTACCTTTACTGCTGAATCTGCAAGAGCTTCTAGCATTGCGTCTGCTGACCATGCTGCTACTGATGCTGTGTTGAAATTTGCTGCTTCTGCAATGAGTTTTGCTCTCATTACGCCGTTAGTTACGGATGCATATTTTGCTACCATTGCACGGAATGCTGCATCAACATAATTGATTGATGAACGCTCAATGACCTGGCGTGACATATCTGTGTATCCACCGTATGTCTTTACTGGAGCTGTTGCTGATGTAAGAGTGATCTTACCAAATGCTAGCTCGTCAGCTTCTGCTGCCTGCTCTGCGATATCAGATGTATCTGTATCCAAGAGTGGGTATTCAATTGTCATTCCGTCAGCTGGTAGAGCTGCAGATGAAAATGTTGTAAATGTTGGACGACCTGCGTTTAGGATACGGATAGTATCAGAAACCCAAGCGTTCTTTAGAATTGAGTCTGCAAGAACAGATCCGCTCTCTGCGTTCTCAAATGCACGGTAAAGAGTGATAGCGTCTTCTTTTTGAGATGCTACTCCCTTTGCCCAATCTCCGAATGAACGGAATGTTGGAACAGAAGGTGTTGCTGGTGCTGATGTTGAAAGAACATCTAGACGACGCTCCAAAGCTTCTGCGTGATTACGAACTTCAGCAATTGCTGCATCGTAATCTGGTGTTGTGTTTTCAGTCATTATTTCCTCCTTGACTTCTTCTCTGACCGCTAATACAGCGGCTGCTTCATAGGCTGGGAAAGCTACTAAGGATACTTCCTTTAAATCAACTTTCTTGCGAATTATTGTCTTATCTTTTTTCTCGTCTTTTACTGGAATGAAACCAACAGAGAAACTACGAATAGCTCCATCTTTGACGAGTTCCATGGTTTCATTACCTAAAGCTGTGTCTGAGATTTTAGCTGTGATCCATAGACCATCTTCTTCTTCTCTAAGCTCGTTTACTACTCCGATTATTTCTTTATGATCACGGAATAGTTTAACATCGGCATCGGTATCAACTGCGCCTTTTTCAAAACGCTCTGACCATCCGCCACCAATGTCAATTGTCTCATTATAAGGAACTGCTACTCCAGAAACTTCTCGTTTCTCAGTATCAGATGCTCTTATTTCAAATGAACGTTGTTCCATTATTTCTTTCTCCTTTTGATGCTTCTAGTTGGAGTTGGTTCTGCTTGCTCTTCCGCTGGTGTCTCATTACCTATAGGAGCTGGAGTAGGTTGTTCAAGAACCTCATCTCCGTCAGCGATTGCAATCATTCCTTCAAGTTCACGAACCTCATTTGGTGTCATAAACTTCTTGTCCAGTGCTATTGCATAGGATTGGAATCTGATTAATTGATTAGGACGCAAGAACTGAGTTAAATTAAACTTAGCGTATTGTCCTCGTGGCAATAGATCAGAAAGTGCTTGTTCTATACGGACTACATATTGCTGTAAGCCATCTTCGTATAGTTTATTTCTATCTTCGTTACCGTTGGTGTAGGTCATGCCTGCACCTTCCATTGATAGTCCTAAATAGACTGATGGAACGCCAAACATGTTTGCAACTTGGCGTGTAACGAATTTTTGATTCTCTAAAAATTGTGCCTTCTCAGGCTCTAATGCAGTTGGAGCAAAATCTAATCCAGATGATAGAAGTGCAACAGTTCTTTGCTGTTGTGATTCAACGAATGCATCTTTATTTGCTTTAGCTACATCTTCAGATAAAAATTCTGGTGTCTTTAATATTCCTGTTGGAATACCTGAGCGTCTAAACCAATTGTCTGCATAATCTTGCAAATCAAGTGCCGCTCTAATAATATATTTGTGTCTTTGAATTGGTCCTTCACCAAGTAGGGCATTGTGCTGTGGCTTGTCCCATAACTTAAGGTGAACCATGTTTTCTTTTGGAATGCGTTGTCCATTAATCTGATAATAGATTCTTCCGTCTGCTTCATTGTTTACTGAAACAACTTCTGGATGCATAACCTTAACATTTGCAATTCCTCGTGCTCCTCGTGTTACATACCAGAAAGCATTACCAAAAATTGCCATATGAACTAATGTCTTACCAATAAACTCTGCTTGTGAAACATTATCTTCAACATCTGGTGTCTGTAGCCATAGAGGAGATTCTAATTGCTCTTCGCCTCTAAATACTTCTACAGGAATCTGCATCATAGCAGTTTCAAGAACAGCAATTGATCTACTTACAGAAATAAGTGATAATGCTGTTACTGGACTAACTGTAATTTCAGTTCTTGATGGTGGAACGATGCTTGCACGTTCTTGAGGAACATAAGGAGTTGGTATCAATGTTTCTTGTTCTTGAATTCTAAATCTGTCAAATAATCCCATTTAATCTCCTAAAATACCATCTGCGTTGGTTTCTTTTGTGTTTCCACATACCAAACCGCTAATACTGTGGCAATTGCAGCATCTATATCTGTTCCAGAGTCTTTTCGTGTAATTTTCCACGAATCTCCTATGTTTTTACGAACAGCACGTTGCATTTGCATTGAAACAATCTCATCTCTTGGATGTGCTAGTTTCTTTAACATAATTCTACTATATGCGTTATTTGATGCATTAATTAAATCCTTATTTGACGTTGTTTGCACCCTAAAACCTCGTTGCTTTAGTGTAGCCGCCAGATCAGAGAGAACATATGCATCCATGATGAATACTTGTCCCCATTTTTGCAATTTAACACATGCGGCTATTAGATCATCAATATTTGTATTATTGAAGGATGCTACCAATTCTGTAGCTATTGTTCCATCTGCCTGCTCTTCAGCGCATACAATTGAGGCATGATCCCATCCTGGAGTCCTATCTATGGCAAAGACTTTAGGATTTACAACATTTGCTCTTGGAAGATTATTCCATGTGCCTACAGGTAGCCAAGCGTTCATAGATGAGACAAATTGATTTAATCTATACCTTCTGGCATCTGCTTCTGGCATAGTAGCCAATTCATTCTTTACTGATTCCCAATTTAGGATTCCTGTAGCTAATTGAGGGTTACTTCTTCTTACTGCCACCTCATCTAATACTTCACAGCCTAATGGAGCTTCCCAGCAGAAGAATCCAAACCTTTCTAGGTCTTCCTGCCCATCAATAGCCTTGGCACCACGCTCATATAGATTTTTAAGCAAAGTTGATGTGTCATCGCCTGCTGTAGTGATTCCAATGATCATTCCGTCCTCACGGGTTGCTGAACCTAATGCCATAGCTGTCCATACGTCCTCATTTGCCACATGGAGCTCATCAAAGACCACCAGTGATGGGTGGAGGCCCTGAGCAGTTGCAGCCTTTGCAGCAATAACCTTATATACTCCCGTGCCATCTGCAGTCCATAGTCCACGATGTTCAGTGCTTCTGCTGAATAATGTCTTCAATAAATCGCTATTATTTACCTGATGTAGAAGCCTTCTATAAACAATTTTAGCCTGATCTGAGGATGCTGCAACGCTAATAACTTCAGGCGCAGGTTCATGCAGGAGCATACCGTATAAGGCAAATAAGGCCCCTATGAGGCTCTTTCCGTTCTTTCTAGGCATGGAGATACATACTTGCTTGTATCGCAGCCTACCAGCCAACTGGTGGCCTTCTGGATACCTTTCTAGAACATGGCGTATTAACCATTTCTGCCAATCAGTTAGCACAAGTGGAGCATCATGCTTTTCAGGTAGATGCCAAATAGCCTCTACGATATTTATGAGCTTATCTCCATCTGTTACAAACTCATCGCTTAATGAATCTGTATAGTGCGTTGGCATCCAATCCATTATTCTTTATGAACTCCTGCCGCAATTGCTCCAAGCATCTCTTGTGGAGTCATTTTGTCATCTTGCTGTCTATTATTCAAAAGCCCTAAATTGGACAATAGACCAATTAGGATAGGTGCAAGCTGATGCCTTCTATTAGGCATTTCATCCATTGACTTAGCCAATTGGACTGCAATTGCTGCTGATGCTAAATCAGCCTCATCCAGCCATGTGGCTGTATTTAAAGACATAAGAACCATTTGTTCTACATTGTCTGGTTTGACCTCAAGAGGAACATTGTCGCCCTTTATAAGTCTATTTTGTCGTGGACCTTGTCCACCATGTATTCCAGTTCTAGCCATATTTTTACTATTTCTCCTCTGTTACTTTTAGACAAATTGGGGCGGGATGTTCTATATTCTCATAAAAAAACATATCTTTATTTAATTTGATCTTATTGGACATATTGGACATATTTGTCCATATATATCTATTAGATCTATTTGATCTATATTGATCCATATTGGATACATGTCTCAGTATGTGAGATATATATTCCCATATGGATCTCATATGTTGAGAATACTTTATATATAGATAGTTATAATTCATACTTGGGGCGGGTATGATAGGATATACATGTTTCACATGAAACATATCAATTGGCCTCAATATGGTATTCATCTATATTTTGGATTCCAATAGGGCATTCTTACTCTATCTCTATTTTGTCTAGTGCTATTACATATGTGACAAGCAGGTAATAGATTGGATAGCTCATTGGTTCCGCCCTTACTGACTGGTGTAATATGATCTGCTGTATTTGCAGGTCCATTACAATAGTGGCAAATGTAGTTATTTACCTCTAATATTATCTTTCTATTGGTCTTGTATTCAGCTGTGGCATATGGACTACCCATTAGATTCTACCCACCCGATTTTCTCCCAGCCTTCTTTGTCTGGTCTATCACCAATACTGACTCTGTCTTGCTCTTTGCAATACCAGATCTCCTGGATAACTGTTGATCCATTCTTCTCCACACTTCGGGATAATGATCCCATTTCCATAATACTTCTCCGATATTGATTAGATCAAGCAGACATGCTGCACATGTCCTACCCCATTCAGGGTGTTGATAGTAACCATTATACTGGCATCTAACGCAAGGCTGTGGTCTTGTAGTAGATTTATAGAGGGATAAGTAGAAGTCTGGACTTTGTCCACTAGCCAACCTTCTTCTTCCTATTCTCATATCTCTTGAGATATTTCTCTATTTTGCCAATCAATGGATGATTGTCTCTGATTTTGCCTCTATCGTAATAACTTAATGTTGTATTGCATCTAGTGCAAAGTATCCCTCTTACACAGTTCCCGCATGATTTATTTCCACTGCAACATGCATGATCATGGTCTACATTTAGAGTCCAAACAGAACCCATGTCGCCACATATATTACAGCCATTCTTGCTCATTGTCTTATACTGATGGGGCGTTAAGCCATATTGTGACATTAGCCTGTCAGGACGCTTCAGGAAGGTAGGTATACCTGCGGTCTCCCGACTGTCGTTGTTACGCCAATTCCTCGTATAATGGATTTTGCAATAATCCTTGGCGTAAAATGGTTCAACGCACCCATCAATCTTGCACCTTTTATTTTTCTTATGAGTATTATGTGAAGCAACTGCTGCTATTGTTCTGCATTCTTTGCAGTAATGATCTTTCTTATCTGCCATGTATATATTCTTGCCAAATTTAGCAAGGCTATATCGCTTTAGGCATCTGGCACATTTCTTCATTTGGCTCTCCCTTTAACTGTAAATTTAACAGTATTAACTGTTATACTACAATATTATACTACATTAAATTCTAATGCAAATCAGTTAAACTTTGCGTTAGTCTTTTTGTTTCTTATTTTGGCAAAGTTGTCTTTAGGAGATTCTGGAAAGTTCCAGTGTTTATTAACTTTAATCTGTCTTTGTATATAGGCTTCCATATATGAATCTATGGCTTTATCTAATTCTTCTGGAGTCATAGTAATTACTTGATCCATACTGTATTCCGCCCAAAAGGATTTCTGAATACGGCTTTCTCCTGGTTGTTCACCACGAGTATCCATAATCTTTCTTTTATATGGAGCTCTTTTACTTCCCAAGATCTTGTCTATCTAACCAGGATCTAATCAATTTAACATTCATTTCTGACTGTTTGATAATATCATCCAATATAGCTATAGATCTGTCTATATGGACAATTGCTTGCTTTAGGACTTCTTGTGTCTGTTGTTCTGTTTCTTTTCCCATTGCCTCTTCTTTTCCGCTTTTTTGCGCTCTTTATCAGTATCCGTTTCTCTACGAATACCGTGTCTATTTTTGTCTATTTTAATTACCATAATTTGCAATCATCTGGTAAATGCATAACATCTTTAGTATTAACATTCCAGAGCATAACCTGATTCTTCTTAATTCTTCTTTGGCAGGCGCCACATTTCATATCAGCAAAAGCCTTAACTTGTCGCCAATCATATTTCTTTTCTTCATTATTGTAAACTTTATCTCTAATATTGGCATATTGCCAATTTATTCTCTTAGCCATTTGCTCTACTTCCTTATATAATAATATGTAGTATTTTCTTTCTAGCTGCCTTAGAAGGTTTGCTCAAAAACCCTACAAACAAGCAGCAAAAATTTATTCTACTACCGCTTAATCATCCGACTTTCGGTGGTGATTCAAAGCTAGCTGCCTCAGCGTGGCTGCTACACAAGTTTAAACCCTTGATGCGATCTCCGAAAACTGTTGTGCTAGAGAATCATATCATAACGATTTTCCTAATGCAAGATACTTTTTATAGATTTTTTTATTTTTACAAAAACGTCCTAGAATCCATTTTAAGGTAGCAATGTATTTCTTTGGTGTCTTTACCCTATCTCATGTATGAAAGTGTCTCTAAAGGGCCTTAGAAGGCTTTTAAAGGGTATTAGGGTTTCTGGGGCAGGAGTAAGGGATACAAGCAAATGGCAATTTACAGTAATAAACTCAACTGCCCCAGAGATTTAATTATAGCATTTTGCCTTTGTTAAGGCAATGCTTATCTTGAATTATACCAAGCTAAGGCTTGTGCGGCAGATATAGACATGGAGCCTGAACTTCCATAAACTATTGCTGCACCCATAGCTCCGCCGTTTATTCCAAAACTAAAGTTTTGAGCACCTGTTCCAGCGCTGCTACCACCTAAACCTGTAGTTGAAGCAGCTAGGACGCCATCAATATATACTCTATGAGTATCCCATTCTCTATTTATAAGAATATGATGAAGTTCTCCGTCACAAATATTTGTAGTTGGTGACATTAAAGGCTTTGCACTTCCGCCAATTCTTATCTGAACTCTAAGTTGGCCAGATGTATTTACACCAATACCATCAACTCCACTATAAGACTCATTTCCTGATCCAACATCCATAATAGATGTTGCTGCTGCAGGGGCTCCATTCTTTGCAAACCAAAAACTAATAACATGGGTTCCTGCCAATGCTGCATCTGCAAACATACCACCAAGTTTAGAAGCAGTTTTATATTTAAACATAGGCATACCACCTGGTCCTGCAATTGGATATCCATTAGACGCAGCAAGAGTAACTTCTGCCGCTATGCTTCCGCTTGGTCTTAAATAAGAAAATCTATCAGAAGTCGCACTTCCACTTTGTAATAAATTCATTGGTCCCATAAAACCTGGTTCTTGGTTTAGAAGGAAAGTTCCATATAGTGGATAGCCACCTTTTCCTGATGGACCTGTAGCACCTGTAGCTCCTGTCGCACCTGTAGCACCTGTAGCACCTGTAGCACCTGTAGCACCTGCTGGGCCTGTAGCACCTTGTGGTCCTGTTGCGCCTGTTGCGCCTGTGTCACCTGCTGGGCCTTGGATACCTTGAGGGCCTGTTTCTCCTTGAATGCCTTGGATACCTTGAGGACCTGCTGGTCCTTGTTCTCCTTGAACACCTTGAGGGCCTTGTGCACCTGTTGCACCAGTTGCACCTGTATCTCCCTTATCAGCAACTGGAGTCCATGATGCATTGATAGAACCTGGTGTTGGAGGATAACCTGGATTTAATGGATTACCTGTTCTGTAATAGAATCCACCTTGATAAGTTACTGCAGCACCGTAGTTATACGCTGCACCATTATCGTATGGACCAACAAAAGTCCATGGAGCAGGTCCTGTTGCACCTTGTGCACCTGTTGCTCCTGTGTCGCCAGTCTCTCCTTGAGGTCCTTGAATACCTTGCTCTCCTTGAATACCTTGTAAGCCTTGCTCTCCTTGGATGCCCTGTATTCCTTGAATACCTTGTTCACCAGTTTCTCCTTGAGGGCCTTGAGGACCAACTTCGCCCTGAATACCTTGAATACCTTGTGGACCTTGTGGACCTTCTGCTCCTGTTGGACCTGTGTCACCTGTTGGTCCTTGAATACCAACAGCACCATTAAGATTTACTGTCCAAGATGAATGTGTTTCACCATGTCCTACAGATTTTGTAACTGCAACTGAAAG